AAATTTTTAAACAGAATGCCTCAGAATACATCCGTAGGCTTTCCTTTAAGTGGACCCTTATCTCGTTATTGTGAAGAAATTGAGCCTCAAGAAAATCATAATACATGTTTTAAAATAGAAGATAATATATTACAAGAGTATGAAAATTTGAAAAAAGGTTATTTGCAAAATAAACGTTCTGTGAGTGTTTTCCGAGCATCTTTAAAAGATGAACCTGTGAAGATTGGGAAATTGAAAGTTAGGGTATTTCAGGCGGCACCCGTGGCATTAAAGATGGTGTTGCGTGAATTCTTTTTGCCCATAGTCTCTCAGTTGAGTATGTTTCCACTAGTTTCAGAGTGTGCCGTTGGTATCAATCCTTTTTCTAATGAATGGGATGAAATGCACAAGCATATTGTACATTTTGGAGAGGATAGAATTGTTGCTGGGGATTATAGTGCTTACGATCAACGTATGTCACCGGCGTTGACTTCTGCCGCTTTTTCTATTTTGATAGAATTAAGTAAAAATATGGGATATTCAGATGAAGATCGTATCATTATGAAGGGTGCTGCCTCGGATGTTATTTATCCCATGGTGGCTTATAATGGTACATTAGTACAATTCTTGGGTAGTAATCCATCGGGTCATAATTTGACAGTGTACATAAATTCTATAGCAAATTCATTAATTTCAAGATGTGCATTTTTTGACATGTTTTCTAGAGAATGTGATTTTCGCAATAGTGTCAAAATGATGACATACGGTGATGATGATATTGGTAGTGTATCTAGTAAGTACTCCGATTTTAATAACATTACAAAGTCTCAGTATATAGATACTATCGGAATGACATACACTCCGCCTAGCAAAGAAGGTGAGCATGTAAAGTATATGTCTATTGGAGAAGTAGATTTTTTGAAGCGGAAATCTACTTATAATACTTTGAAACAACGTTGGATGGGTTGTTTGGAGTATGATTCAATTATGAAATCGCTTCATGTACGTATGAAATCTACGGAGATTTCAGATGCACAATGGGCTGCTTCGGTATGCGATGCAGCCATTCGGGAATTTTTCCCACTTGGTGAAGATAAGTTTGTTGAAGCTCAGCAGAAATTGATCATTCTGGCTGAAAAACATAATTTTCTTCACCACACCCACCAGTTACAGTGTACATACACGGAGATGGGTGAAAAAAACTGATCACAGGGGATATTGATTACCGTTTAATCGTTCTTAATGCAAAACGATTGAAAGGCTTATCCCCTGTAATACGCATTTTATCTGAATG